CGAGCGTTTGTCTATGTCAATTCCTGGTCCAAACTATGACCAACCTGTAGTAGATAAAACTAGAAGTCTTGAAGCTCCATTTGTTAAGTGGATTGGAAAACTTATAGATATCCAAAAAGAAATCGAAGAGTTAGAAAAGAAACTTGATGTTCTTAAAGCAGAAGTGATAGGTGTTATTGAAACTTTGGAAAATGAAGATTATAAAAATGTTCTAGCCCTTAGATATATAAGTGGATTCACGTGGGCGGACATATGCGAAAAACTTTATATTTCTAGAGCAACAGTTCATAGATGGCACGATAAAGCAGTGGAGATTTTGGTCATTCCAAAAATTGAGACACAATGAGACACTGTGAGCCATAGTAATCACAGGGGTAGTGTGATATCATTATAATAGGCGAAAGCTATAAAAAATTAAGCTCATAGGGAGTGATCCTTGTGGGCTTTTTTCATGCCTAGAAGGAGTTGACACAATGTTAGATGTTATTGAACTTTTTTCTGGCATAGGGGCTCAAAGAAAAGCACTTGAAGATGCAGGTATTAATCATAATGTGGTAGCAATCAGTGAAATTGATGAATTCGCATTAAAAGTGTATGAATCCTTATACGGAAAAACTGATAACTTAGGTGATATTGCTAAGATTGAAAAACTACCTAAAGCTGATCTATGGACTTATTCATTTCCTTGTACTGATATTTCATTAAGTGGACGAATGCATGGTTTAGAAAAAGGTAGTGGTACAAGTTCATCTCTTCTTTGGGAAGTTCAAAGATTATTGGAAGTTTCTAAAGAAAAAGGTGAGTTGCCTAAGTTCTTATTGCTAGAAAATGTAAAAAATCTAGTATCAAAAAAATTCAAACCATACTTCGATGAATGGTGCAAATATCTAGAAAATCTAGGGTATAAAAATTTCTATAAAGTGATGAATAGCAAATGCTATGGCGTTCCTCAAAATAGGGAACGCATTTTTTTACTCTCGATTCTTGATGATAGTGCAACATTTGAATTTCCTAGTGAGTTTGAATTAAAAACAAAACTCGGTGATTTGTTAGAACCTAGTGTAGATGAAAAGTACTTCTTAAGTGAAAAACTTATAACTTGCTTTTCTTCTATGAAGAATCGAAACGGATTAATTCGTGGATTAAGATTCAGACCTAGAAACAAAACCGATGAGTATGCATGGACAATCACAACTTGTCCTGGAAGTAGAGCAACTGACACTTTTATCATTGAACCTTTAGATTCCAAATTTAAAGAAGATTCAATCCTAGTGCCACAAGCTACCAAAGAAGGTTACGCAGTAGCACATGTTGGTGATGGTATTTATACCAATAGATGTGAAAGTAAAAGAGGAGTGGTTCAAAGAAACAAAATTCCTACTTTAAAAACATCTCCAAACGACATAGCTGTTGTAGTTGATGATAAAGACGATGTGATTTCAATTAGAAGACTTACTCCAAGAGAATGTTGGAGACTTATGGGTTGGAAAGATGAAGACATCGATAGGGCTTTTAAGTCAAACGTATCTGATACTCAACTTTATAAAATGGCTGGTAATTCCATAGTTGTTAACTGCTTAACTGAAATATTTAAAAAGTTAAAGGAGGAAAAATTATGGGATGAGTAAAAAAGGTCGTAGAGATATCTATGAAGTTTGGAAAGACTCAGGCGATTTACCTAGAATAATCGAATTTATTAAAGATTGCTCTAGAAAACTAATCTCACAAACTGAAATGTGCAAATATCTTGGAATTGAAGATGAGACTTTTTGTAGACTCAAGAAAAGACATCCTGACTTAGCAGATGCTCAAAAGGATGCAAAGTTAAATCTTAAAAAGGATTTATGCGATGCCTTACTTAAAAAGGCATTAGGTTATGAAACTGTAGAAGAAGAACAGTTTATTGAAGATGGTGGAAAAGGCAAAGAACAAAAACGTAAGATTCATAGAATCAAAAAGCAAGTTCCTGCCGATTATAAATCCATCGTTTATTTATTGACTAAACATTTTGGAATTGAATATAGCGAACGCTATGAAGAAATGTTAATCACTCAAAAGAAATTAGAGGCATCAAAGGAGGAATGGGATAATGGCGAATCTAATGATAGTGCAGAAGAAGATTAGTGATTTAAAAGCTTATGAAAACAATCCAAGAAACAATGATGCAGCTGTTGATGCAGTAGCAAATTCAATCAAGTCTTTTGGGTTCAAAGTTCCTGTTATTATCGATAAAGATAATGTCATTGTTTGTGGTCATACAAGAGTTAAAGCCTGTGAGAAACTTGGTATTGATGAAGTTCCATGTGTTATTGCTGATGATTTAACTGAAGACCAAATTAAAGCCTTTAGGCTTGCTGATAACAAAACTGCTGAATTAGCAGAATGGGACTTTTCTAAATTGGAAGAAGAAATGAAATTCATTGATATGGATTTGAGCCAATTTGGATTTGAAGATTTAGAAAAAGAACTTGAAAGAGATGTCCTTGAAGATGAGTTTGATGAAAATGAACCTTTACCAGAAAATCCATACTCAAAGAAAGGTGATATCTTCCTTTTAGGAAAACACCGTCTTATGTGTGGAGATTCAACTATAAGTGAAGATGTAAATAAATTAGTCGATGGAAACCAAATCGACATGATTTTTACTGATCCACCCTACAATGTTGACTATGAAGGTTCTACAGGAATGAAAATTCAAAATGACAAACAAAAAGATGATGATTTCCATAAATTTTTATTAGATGCATTTACAAATATGGCAAATGTAATAAAACCTGGTGGATCAATCTATTGTTGTCATGCCGATACTGAAGGACTCAACTTTAGAACTGCATTTAAAGAAGCTGGATTCAAACTTGCTGAATGTTTAGTTTGGGTTAAGAACTCATTAGTTCTTGGAAGACAAGATTACCATTGGAGACATGAGCCAATCTTATATGGTTGGAAAGAAGGTGCAGGTCATTATTTTGTTGATGATAGAACTCAAGATACAGTTTGGGAATATAACAAGCCAAAAGCAAATGACTTACATCCGACAATGAAACCATTAGAGTTAGTTGGTAAAGCAATTAAGAACTCAAGTAAAAAAGGAGAGAACGTTCTCGATTTATTTGGTGGTTCTGGTTCAACTCTAATCGCAAGTGAGCAAATTGAAAGAAACTCATATTTAATGGAACTAGACGAAAGATATGTCGATGTTATTGTTAAGAGATATTTGAGATTCATTCAATCATATAATGATTGCTACTTAATCCGAGATGGCGAGAAAATAGCACTCAAAGATATACCTGATTACAAAGTCGAATTTACTGACTTAGTCGAAGGTTAGAATCAATTAAATCAGCAAAACGCTGCTTAAGGAGGAAAAATGAAAATTTTAACTAGTGAAGCTGTATTCAAAGGACACCCTGATAAAATTTGTGATCAGATTAGTGATGCTATTTTGGATGAATGCTTAAAAGAAGATAAAGGCTCAAGAGTTGCCGTTGAAACTCTTATTAAAAATGACCTTATTGTTATTGCAGGGGAAATTACAACAACAGCTAATATTGATTATAAAAAGACTGCATTAAAGGTTTTAGAAGATTTAGGCTATGACAATTTAGATAAGTTTAGATTTGTTATTGAAGTTTCAAAACAAAGTCCTGATATTGCTCTTGGAGTTGATAAGGATGGTGCAGGAGACCAAGGAATTATGTATGGTTATGCAACCGATGAAACTCCAGAACTAATGCCACTTCCAATTGTCCTAGCAAGAAAGATAGCACTCCGAATGGATGAGTTATCTAAATCATTAAAAGATAAGTTTGGTACTGATGGTAAGTGCCAAGTTTCAGTTGCTTATGATAAAAACGATGTTCCAACAAAAGTAACTACTGTCATTGTTTCTCAACAAACAAGTCTAGGAACTCATAGAGATTTCTACGAACCTTTTATTATTAAAGAGTGCGTAAGGAAAGTAATCCCTGAAAACTTAATTGATGACAAAACAGTTATTTTAGTTAATCCAACTGGTGAGTTTACAAAAGGTGGTGCTTATGCCGATAGTGGACTTACAGGAAGAAAGATTATATGTGACACCTATGGTGGCATTGGTCGTCATGGTGGAGGAGCATTTTCTGGAAAAGATGTCTCAAAGGTTGATAGATGTGCCGCTTACTATGCAAGATATGTAGCAAAAAATATAGTTGCTAGTGGTCTTGCTAAAAAGTGCGAAGTTCAAGTTGCTTATGCAATTGGAATCGACAAACCTGTAGCATTAAACATTGATACATTTGGAACAAGCAAAGTTTCAAATGATGAATTAAAAGATGCCGTTTCTTTATTCTTTAATTTCAAACCAAAAGGAATCAAGAATGACATAATCACTGATGACATTTGTTATTACGATTTAGCAAAGTATGGTCATGTTGGTAGAAGTGATATTCAAGTCCCTTGGGAAAGAACCAATAAAGCTTATATCTTAAAAGCCTATTTCAAACATAGAAATGGAAAACGAAAGACAAGCAATTAAAAGGTTCTATCGCAGTGATAGATGGAAGATAGCAAGAGCAATAAAGATTGCAGCTGCTTGTGGACTTTGTGAGAAGTGTGGTAAACCTGGAAACGAAGTCCATCATAAGATTCATCTAACACCGCAGAATATTAATGATCCAAACATTGCTATCAATCAAGACAACCTTATTTTGCTTTGTAATGAATGCCACAACAAAGAACACGGAAGGTTTGAAGGTAAAAGAGAGTACGAATTTGATTGTGACGGAAACTTAATAAAGAAATAACCTGCCCCCTGGGGTAGCAACAAAAAGTTTTCAAGCAGTACCGTTCGCCCCCACCTCCAAAATGCGTGAGGCAAAAATTTTAGAAAACTGAAAATCTGAAAACCAAGCACAAAAGCCCCTGTGAGCCCGACATTTGCCCACTGTTGGTTTTTGTGCTTTTACTTTGATGAAAACTCGTGTCTATAAAACCAACGAAAATTGGCGAAATACCGAAAGGTTTTACTTTAGTAAAAATTGTATCAAAATTGTTTCTCTAATAACTTGATATAATCGCCTAAAAGAGTGATGTATATATGTGCAAGGAGGAGTGCAAAACTATGCAAAGAAAATCATTAAGATATTGGATTCAAGCATTCTTAAATGGTGACTATGAATCCCCAGATCGTAAAACTCAAATCGAAGCTGGATGGTACGATTGGTTCTGCAAAGATTCATCACTTAAAGCAAAGACTTATAAGTTAGGTGGAGTGGTAAAACAAATAAAAGATGGTGGCAAAGTAAATTTAGATAAGACTTATGTTTTCTTTAAAAACAACTGCCCACTAAATGGACCACTTTATGATGACTTTAGAATTTGCGATATAGAAACTGGCAATGTTCAATTTACTATTCAATTCGACTGTTGTTGGAACGAAAAGAAATACTCGGTTTATGGTAGAACACCAGATGGTGAATTCCATAGTGAAAAACCTATCTTTGAAACCGACTCAAGAAAAGAACTTGTTAAATGGTTAAATTCAAGTTGGGAGGAACCTTTATGTTGTTAGTTACTGAAGGCAAGTACAAAATCAATCAATTGGGTTATAACAAAAAGACCTCCGAATACGTTTATTTCCATAAAGGAAAAGAAATCTGGAGGGAAAAAGGTGACGACAGTTTGCTTAATTATTTTAATTCTCTACGTGAGAGCTATTCATGTATCAACGAAGAAGAAATAGCGAAGTTTCCAATCTATAAAAAATACGAGGAGTCATGCGATGAATTTGAAAGAAAAGAACGTAAGTTATGGTGACAAAATAAGAATTATCAATATGCTAGATGAACCTCAATATAAAGGTAAAGAAGGCATTGTTGAATTTGTAGATGATATTGGTCAGATTCATGGAACTTGGGGTGGATGTGCAATCATTCCAGAAAACGATGAATTTGAAATTATTAGCCACGCAAGTGAACAAAGAAAAACACTTTATAGAAAGTGTGACCAGACTCAAACCAGCAAATTAGGAATTGATAAGTTGATTGAATATTACTTGAATTCACTAAAGTGGGATGAAAAACAAGCATGTGATTATGCTTTGACTTTATTTGAAAATGGAACTATCGACCAAATCAAAGTCCTAGGTAAGGATGGTAAGGAAATATGAGATGTTCAATTTGTGGTAAAGAAATAAAAGGTCGTGGCAACAGTCCTTATCCAATTCCTGGAGGCAAATGTTGTGATGAATGTAACTATCGAGTAGTTGTACCATTTAGAGTTTTTCTAAACTCCATAGAAAAAGGCGATGTCGCAATGCTAATTAAACCAAAGGGAGTTATTGAAAATATCAAGGTTACTGAACCTTTAACTCTAGAACAACTACAAGCAGCTGTTGAAGGCTACATAGCAATAACCCTTAGTCCAATTGAGAACTACATATTTGTAGTAAATGAAGAAGGAAAACTTAAGGGACTACCATTTAATAAAATAGTTTACTTACTATTTGGAACTGAATTTGTAGGCAATGTGCTAGTGGTTCATAAACAGTGGGTTGAGTAAACAAAGGTTCAAAGAACCTTAAGAGTCCGAAAGGGCTCTTTTAAGTTATGGAGGAAACTAATGAATGAAAATGTAAGCAAAGAATATAAAAGACTAAAAGGTTTATTCAAAGATGTGGATGAATCTAAAACAAGTCTTATAGATGAACTTCTTAAAAAAGCTGCTTTCCTTAAAGTAGAGTTAGATGACTTGGAATACAACATTAGAAAATATGGTGCTATTCAAAGGTCTAATAAAGGAAATGTGCGTGAATCTATTTACTACAAATCTTACCTATCAACAGTCAATGTTTATCAAGGAATCATCAAAACTTTAAATACTATTATGGGTAAGAATGTAATCGATGGTGATGATGATTTTGATGAGTTCTTAAGAAGAGCAAATGGCTAACTATTTACTTGAATACTACAACGAAATTCAAAAAGGAAACATTGTAGTTGGTGAGGAATTAAAAACAGTTCTGGATGGTTTGGTTAAAGACCTAGATGATGATAGGTTCATCTTTGATGAAAAACCAGGACAATTAAGAATTGAGTTCATTGAAACATTTTGTAAACATACAAAGTCACCATTTAATGGACAACCATTCATTTTGGAACTTTGGGAAAAAGCAATCCTACAAGTTGCTTATGGTTTCAAATATAAAGATTCCAATTTAAGAAGATTCAATGAAGTGCTATTACTTATTGCTCGTAAGAATGGCAAAACAACATTTGTTGCAGGTATTGATTTAGCAGAGTTTTTCTTATCACAGGGTGGAGTTGATATTGTTTGTGCTAGTAACACTAACGATCAAAGTGGAATCTTGTTTGAAGAGATAAACAATATGAGAGAACATTCTCAAGCTTTATCAAAACCTTCTAGGAGTAGAAAAAACATCTTTTATATCTACTCACCAAAGAGCAAAAACAAAATAAAGAAACTTTCTGGGCAATCAAGAAACTTGGATGGTTTCAATATTGAAGTTGGATGTATTGATGAAGTGCATCAAATGACGGACTCAAAAGTCTATGATGCCATCAAACAATCTCAATCAACTAAAAAAGAACCACTGATTTTCATTATCACAACTGAAGGTAATGTAGTCGGTGGCTTTTTAGATAAAAAACTTGAGTATTGCAGAAAGATGATTAAAGGCGAGATTAAGGATGAAAGAGTCCTACCTTGGCTTTACACTCAAGATGATGAAAAGGAAATCTACCAAGACAAAAAGTCATGGCAAAAAAGTAATCCTTCCATAGGAACTGTTAAAACCTATTCATATCTTGAAGACATTATGAACAAAGCTAAAAACGATTTATCAACTAGACTTACGATGCTTTGTAAAGATTTTAATATCAAGCAGCTTGAAAGTGGTTCTTGGTTATCGTTTGATGATTTGAATAATGAAGAGCATTACTCATTAGAAGAATTGAGAGATTCATATGCAGTTGGTGGTGTTGACCTTTCTTCAACTACTGACCTTACAGCTGCAATTCTCTTAATTGAAAAGGATAAGAAGAAATATGTGATTCCACACTTCTTTATGCCAAGCGATGTTTTAGAAAAAAGAATTGAAGAAGATTCAGTTCCTTATGACATATGGGTAAAGAAAGGTTACTTAACTTTATCGGATGGAAGTCAAAATGATTTCTCAAAAGTTACTGATTGGTTTAAAGAGATGGTTGAAACATATAATATTCGACCTTTATGGGTTGGCTATGATCCATGGAATTCTAGGTATTGGGTAGATGAAATGGATGATGCTGGATTCAATATGGAAAAAGTAAGACAAGGAGTATTTACCTTATCTGAACCAATGAAACAATTAGAAGCTGACCTTAAAAATCACATAGTTATCTATGATAACAATCCAATACTTAAATGGTGTTTAGCAAATACACAAGCAAAGGTTGATGTTAATGGAAATATCCAACCATGCAAACTCAATAGTAAATATAAAAGGATTGATGGAGCAGTTGCTTTAATAATTGCTTATTCAGTGTTAAACACATTTAAAAAAGATTATGAAACAATGCAAAGTTAGGAGGTAATTCAATGTGGCTATTTAAACGAAAACATAAAAAAGTTGGAAGTAGTGAACTTTATAAATTTATGAATGACCTCAAGTTACCATTTGTACCATTTGGCGATTGTATTTCAAATAGTGATGTTGTCCGAATATGTATAGATAGGGTTGCTAGTCAATGTGCAAAGTTAAAAGGAAGACATATAAAAGTAGGTAGCGATGGAGTTCAAACTGAAAAGAATGGATCAATCGCTTTTTTACTAAAACATAAGCCTAATCCTTTGATGACGCCATATCAGTTTCTTTATCGAACCATAGCGTTATTGCTTTTAAATGATAATGCTTTTATTTATCCACTTTATGATAAGGAAACATGCGTGTTAAAAGGAATCTATCCATTAAATCCAAAAGTGGTAGAGCCTATCGTTGATAACCAAGAAAACTATTATTTAAAGTTTATTTTTAGTGATGGTTCAAACTATATCCTTCCTTATGACAATGTTATTCATTTAAAAAGGTTTTATAGCGAAAATGATATCTTTGGTGGAAACTCAAGCAGTGGAAGTCATGAGGCTTTGCTTAAAACTTTAAAAACAAATGATTCATTACTACAAGGAATAGAAGGAGCTGTTCAATCAAGTTTTCAAATCAAAGGTTTGTTAAAAATTAACGCAATGCTTAAGGAATCGGATAAGCAAAAGCAAATAGATGAGTTCAATAGAGCATTGAATAGAGCTAATGAAAATGACAGTGCAATAGTTCCTGTGGATGCTAAAGCAGAATACACTCCACTCCAAGTAGATCCTAAACTTGTTGATTCAAGCACATTAGATTTCTTACAAAGTAAGATACTTGATTATTTTGGAGTGAGTAAAGCTGTATTTAATAACTCATACAATGAGAATGAATTTAATTCTTTCTATGAGTCAACTATTGAACCGTTAGCTATTCAACTAAGTGAGTGTTTCTCAAATGGATTACTAACAGTTAATGAATTAGAAAGAGGAGAGGAAATCCTCTTTTTTAGTGAAAGACTCCAATACGCATCCTGGAATACAAAAGTTGGTGCTATTGAAAAACTAATGGGTTTAGGAATTATGTCACTCAATGAATCTAGAGCATTGCTTGGTCTAGAACCATTAGAAGGTGGCAACAAAAGATTACAATCACTCAACTATGTTGATGCTGATAAAGCCAATAAATATCAAGTTGGCGAAGATTCATCAAAGGAGGACAAAGAAGATGAACAATAGAAAAGAAATAAGACTTGCTGAACTTCGTACTGAAGAAGCTGATGGCAAGATGATCCTTGAAGGCTATGCAATAGTCTTTGAAAGTGAAACTTTAATTGGTGATGAGGAACATGGGTTCAAAGAAATCATTGATAAAGAGTCTCTAGGTTCTGCTCAAATGAAGGATGTTCCACTCAAATATAACCATATGGATAATTTCCTTATTTTAGCTAGAACAAAAAACAAATCTCTTACATTAGAGGTTGATGAAAAAGGTTTGAAAGTTCGTGCTGAACTATTAGATACAGAGTCAAATAAAGACATCTATAAAATGGTTCAAGCAGGGCTTTTAGATAAGATGAGTTTTGCATTTACAGTTGCTAAACAAAGCTGGGATAGATCAGGAAAAATCCCTGTTCGTAGAATCCTTGGAATTGAGAGATTGTACGATGTATCAATAGTCGACACTCCAGCTTATGATGCAACTAGTATTCATGCTCGTTCTTTAGAGATTGTGGATGCAGATCTAAAGGCTATGGATTTAGAAGAGCAAAATCGTAAAGCAGAAATTATCAAAAAAAGAATTCAAATTAAATCACAAATCTAGGAGGAAAAAAAGATGAATTTAATTAAAAGAAAATCTGAAATTGAATCAAGACTTGCTGAAATTAGAAAGGCTAGTCAAGACGAAACTGATGTAGAAAAATTAACTGCATTAGAAAACGAAGTCTCTTCTTTACAAGAAGAAAGAGCAATGATTGAAAAGAAAATGAGCATTGCTAATCAAACTGAAGTCAAACTTGTTAATGTTGAAACTAACTCCGAAACAAAGGAAATGTTAGAACAACGTGGTAAAGACTTAAGAGAATCTAGAACAATCAAAGTTTCTAGTGATGGCATTTTACTACCAACTCATACAGGTAAGACAATTGGCGAATACCCATTTAAAGAATTCTCTTCAATTGTAGATAAGGTTAATCTTATCAATTTAAATGGTGGTGAAACATATAAGAAATCTTATGTTAAATCACATGGCGTAGCTGGTAACACAACTGAAGCTAATGCTTACACATCAACTGAACCAACATTTGATTATGTAACAATCTCTAAAGTCAAACTTACTTGCTATACCGAAATTACTGAAGAATTAGAAAAATTACCTGACCTTCCTTATCAAGCTGAAGTTTTAAAGAATATTGAAATTTCACTTAAAAAGAAGATTGCATCACAAATCATTCTAGGTAATGGCTCTACAAACAATTTCACAGGTATTTTCTCAACAAATGCTAGTGCAATTGAAACATCTAAAGATATTGAAATCACAACAATTGATGAGACAACTTTAGATAAAATTATCTACGCATATGGTGGAGATGAAGAAGTAGAAGGCGATGCTGTTTTAATCCTTAATAAAAATGACTTACGTGCATTTGCTACTTTAAGAACAACTGAAGGTAGAAAAGTACATAACGTTGATTATAAGGCACAAACAATTGATGGCATTCCTTATATCATCAACTCTAACTGTAGTGCAATTAGTGATACAGCTACAACTGATGGTACATACTGTATTGCTTATGGTTCATTAAAGAACTATGAAGTTCCTGTATTCTCACCAGTTGAAATCGCAAAATCTACTGATTACAAGTTCAAAGATGGCATCATCTGCTATAAAGCATCAGTCTTTACAGGTGGTAATGTTATCGGATTTAACGGTTTCTTGAGAGTTAAGAAATCAGTACCAACTCCACCAGAAAATAATGGTGGCAACCAAGAAGAAGATTAATAGTTAATTTTAAAGTGTGAGAGGAGGTGGCGTTATGCCAAGTATAACTTTGTTAGAAAAAGTAAAGAAATCATTGATGATTCCAACAACCGAGACATTTGCTGATACTGAACTTAATGTTCATATTCTTTCTTGTAAAGAACTAATCAAATCAGCTGGTGTTCCTTCAAGCGTTATTGAAAGTGATAATGGATTAGTTGAAGCTTTGGTTCTTATTTACTGTAAGACTTTTTATGGTTTTACAAACGATGGAAGTGTTAAGACTTTACCTGATTCATTTGATTTCTTGCTTAGACAACTTGCATTAACGTGGGAGGAAGAGACTGATGTTTCCTAACTCTCCAAACACAACTCTCACACTTTTAACTATTAAATCTGAAAAAGACTCAATTGGCACAAAAAGAAATGTTATTAAAACTTCCAAAACAATCGTTGGATCAAAAAAATCGATTACAAGATCAGAACACCAAACAAGTACATCACTAGGAATAAACATTGACCTAAAAGTAGTGGTTCAATCCATCTTATATGACAATTCAAAATTTGTAAAAATAGATGATGAATTATATAAGATTGAACGAACATTTGAAAATGGACAATTCTTAGAATTGTATTTGTCTAAAAGTGATATTGAGGTTTCAAATGTCTGAATCCATCAACAATCTTGGTATTAGATTAACTGATTTAATAAACGATTTTAGTGATGATGTTTTAAACAACATTGAATCTCGATTAGATGAAACAGCCGACCAAATTCTAGACTACATTAAAACAAACTGTCCAAAGAGTAATGGTGGTAGTAATCATTTATCGGATTCATTTGATTTAACTGTTGTTGGCGAAGGTGCAAATAAAACTGTTTTCATATCTTCAAAAACAAAAGGAAGATTAGTGCATTTAGTTGAACTTGGATTTAAACATAGAAATGGAAAGTTCGTAGCAGCAAGACCTTTTATGCGTCCTGCTTATGAGACTTTTACTCCTCAAATGTTAGAGGATATAAAAAACATAATTAAAAATGGAGGTAGATAAATGGAACTAACTACTCTTTACTCCATTTTGAATACTGCCTTACCAAATAAAGTGTTCTATGGAACGAATGCTTATGATAACGAAGATAATGTCTCAATGCCATTTATTGTTTATCAAGAAGTGACAAAAAGACCATTGGCTTTCAAAGATGATAAACCACTGATTTATAAATCTAGTGTTCAAATTACATTGGTTACCAAAAGCAAAGATGTTGAATTAGAATCTAAACTTGAAAAGGCATTACTAGACAACAGTCTAGTTTTTTCTTTATTGAGTGAATTTAGGAATGAAGATAAGTCACTTAATAGAGTATATGAAATTTACATGGAGGAAATATAAGATGGCAAACAAAATTACATTTGGGCTTAAAAATGCTCATTATTCAGTTGCGACATTAGGAACTGATGGTTCTTATTCATTCGCAACACCTGTAGCACTTCCTGGAGCACAGGAATTTTCAACTGATATTGTTGGTGGTTCTACAAATGTTAATGCCGATGACAAAATCATTCAAACGGTTAATTCATTAGCAGGTAGAACAATTACTTTGAAATTAACTGATATTCCAGAAAGTTTCAAAACAAGTGTGCTTGGCTATAAGAAACTTACTACTACAAACAACCTAGTAGAAGTAGCTGATGCACCAACAGTAACATTCGCTTTAGGTTTTGAAATTCAAGGTGATGAAAAAGCAAGACGTACTTGGTTCTATTTATGTACTGTTACACCATTCAGTGAATCAAGCAAAACTAAAGCTGATTCAATCGAAGTTAATGCGATCACATTGAACATCACAGTAAGACCTATTCAAGCAGGTTCAGTTTCAATCTTAAAGATTAGTGCAGATTCAAGTTGCTCTAACTATGAAGATTTCTTAACTGATGCACCTGAAGTACCAACAATTAGTTAGGAGTGAGATTATGGAAAAGACCGTAACAATTCAAGGAAAAGAATACAAACTTAAATCTTCATTAGGAACTGTACTTAAGTACCGTGAGATTTTTGGCACTGAATTATTTAGTGATGTAAAGATTATTGATAGTTTGAAAGACAAAGCAGAAGATGAAGTCTCAAGAATTATCGATGTTATTTTTAGAATCACTTATGTTCTTCATAGACCATACACCGATAAAACATATGACCAATTCTTAGATGATTTGGATTTCTCAGTTATTAGTGATCCTAAAGCACTAGAAGAATTAGCAAAAGCAATCGGTGAGTTAATTAAGGTTCAAAACGGTAACCACGTCTCTCCCTAGAAAAGAGTCAAGTGAAAACCATAGCCCTACAGCAAACATAATATTTAACTTGGCTCAATTAGGCATTTCACCTAGAGATGCCGACCTTTTTGATATTTCTACATATCTAGAGGTTTTAGATATTCAAAGTAAGATGCTACATAAATCTGAAATAGGAAATAGGAGGGCTACTCAAGTAGACATTGATTCATTTTTATTATAAGGAGGTGGTTATATGGCTGAGACAGTAAAAGGTTTAAATATTAAATTAGGTTTAGATACAACTGAACTTGATAGCAAATTAAAAGAACTAAACTCCGATTTAAAAAGTCAGGGACAAGATTTAAAAGCCATTAACAATTCCTTAAAGTATGATTCAACAAATGTTGAACTTTGGAAAAAGAAACAATCTACTTTAAATTCAATTTTAGAAGATACCAAAAGTAAATTATCTGCTCAAAACGCAAAATTAGAAGAAGCCAAAAAAGCAGTTCAAATTGGTGCATTGAGTGAAGAAGAGTTTGATAAATTAAAGCGAGGTGTGATGTACACTGAAGCTGAAGTTTCAAAACTTAACAATGAACTAAAAAACACTTCTAAAAAAATAGATTATTTAGGAAATGCAAAATGGGACAAACTAGCTAAGGTTGGCTCAAGTTTAACAAAGTATGTGACTGCTCCTATTATTGGGGCAGCTACTGCTTTGACGACATTAACAGTTAAGTCAATGAACGCAGCTGATGAAATTGGTGACAATGCATCAAAGGTTTATTTAAGTGCAGAGGCTTATCAAGAATGGGCTCATGCTTGTGACATTTTGGCTGTTGATTCAAATTCAATGCAAAAAGCCCTAGTAAAAGTTAATGCTTTATTAGGCGATATTGCTAATGGAAATGGTAGTAGCATTGAAGAAACTTTAAATAAATTAGGACTAACTCTAGATGATTTATCTGGTTTAGATACTGACCAAGCATTCACAAAGTTGAGAGATGCTTTATCAAATGTTAGGGATGAATCTACTAGGACAGCTTTAGCCAATGAGATATTTGGTGATAAGTTAGGTAGTGAGCTGGCTCAAGTTATAAGTGCCACATCAGATAAGATAAAAGACCTAAGAGAAGAAACACACGAGTTAGGAATTGTAACTAATGAAGAGGCTGAAATAGCAGGAAATTTCACTGATCAACTTTCTTATGTTAAACAAAGTTTATCAAGCGTTGGAACAGCTGTTGCAGTTGAGATAGTGCCAATTCTAACAAAAGTATGTGATTTGATTTTGAATAAAGTAGTTCCAAGTCTAAAGAAAGCCATTGAATGGTGGAGCAATCTATCAAGTGGCATGAAAAAGATAATCGGAATTACAACAGGTGTTATAGCTGCAATCGGACCAATTCTAACTATTGTTGGAAAACTCATACCAATGCTTAAAACGGTTATATCAACAATTAAAACAATTGATGTAGCAAGTAAAGTGGCAAGTGCTGGTTGGAGTGCGTTAATAGCTGTTCTTGCAGTTATTCTTTTACAAAACGAAAAGTTTAGAGGGCTATTAAAAACAATCTTTGACGAACTAGGAAAAGTCCTTGATGTTTTGATGAACTTAATTTCAAGCATAGTTGAA